ACAAAGCAGGCGCGGTTTATTCTTGGTGAAACTATCGCGCGTGGTAAGTCGCCTAAGTGGGCAGTGTCGCAATTAGCAGAAGCTATTGACGGTGATAAGAAACGAGCGCTACGCATAGCACGCACCGAAATGGGTGTAGCATTCCGCTCTGCCGTAATGGATGAATCCGCACAGGCCGCTAGACAGTTTGAATTGAAGATTAAGATGCTGTGGGTTAGTGCGTTAATGGCGACCACGCGAAAAAGCCATGCGGAGCGGCATGGGCAGTTGTATACACAGAAAGAAGTGCAGGATTTCTATGCCGTGCGCGGAAATTCCATTAATTGCAGGTGCGCAACTGTGCCTAGTGTCGTTAACGAAAAAGGCGAGGCGCTAGCTAAAAACCTCATCGCTAAAATGCAGAAGCAGGAGGAGGCATGGATTGCTGCGGGTGGTGGAGTTAAGTGAAAAGGCCCGTTGGGGCCTTTGTTTTATGCTGACATAATTCTGTTTTTTGCTATCTCAAAATATTTATCGTCCATCTCGATTCCGATGAATTTGCGGTTTAGGTTTTTACAGGCTGCGCCTGTGGACCCACTGCCCATGAATGGATCAATGACAACGCAACCGGCATCGGTATGGTTGATAATGAATTTTTCCATTAAATCCACAGGCTTGCATGTTGGGTGGTTAAATTCAGCCTTATCTTTTTTATTGATAGACGATGTAAACACCATGCTTTTTGTAGAGTAATTACCCAATATTTTTGATTTTTTACCCTTTATATAAATCCAATACTCAACATCGTTCAGATACTTGCAATTGCAAAGTGGTGCGGGGTTTGTCTTTTGCCATACGCCTATGCCGTATTGGAATCCATTTGATTCAGCCCATGATATGTATTCAATAACCTGCTTGTTTGAGCATGTGAATACTCCGCAGAATTTTTGCTTGTGGCTGAACATTGCTAGGCAGGCATCAAGGAATGATCCTGTGTTTATGCCGTCAATCATTCCAGCATCTCTTACTTGCTGCATGAATTTGCGTCCACCGCTCATCATGCCTCCACCTTTGCTTTTTGATAGCTCATAAGGCGGATCTGTCAGCACCATTTCAACACTTCCAATCGGGATCTCTTTCATGCGCTCAAGGCAATCGCCTTTCATTAACCACATGTTTTCTGTTTTAATGTCGCTCATTTCCGCACTACCTCCATAATACACACATTAACGCCAGTCCCATCGAAAGCGCCTTCGTGCTGGCTGACAAACTCAACATGGAACCCTGGGATCTGAAACTTACCCCACGCAGAGACCGGAACGATAGCAACCAGCTTGCCGTCATCTGCCAGCATTCCGGCTGCTCGCGTAACATGCGCCTGCCACCGACCGTCACTGAATGGCGGATTCATGGCGATACGATCAATATCTGCTGGCGGCGTCCAGTCCATGAAGTCGGCGCAATCAACGTGCATCCCCATGGAGCGCAGTATCTCACACTGCAACGGGCTTACCTCAACGCAAAGTGTACGCCCTGCTGGCATCAGGCGAGCGATGCCGCCTTGCCCTGCGCTTGGCTCCAGCCACAAGGCATCTGGCTTGGCTCCGATAGCAGCGCGCTCGACGGCAAGTTGCGCCAGCCATTCTGGAGTCGGATAAAACTGGTGGCTCTTGTGGTCTGGTATGCAGCCAGACGCGATGACCCGCATCAGCACACTAGTGGGGTCATAGTCAAAATGCCACGCCGTTTTAGCAGGCACGCCGCCGATGGCCTTATAAACAGCCTCTGCCTGCTGGCGCACAAACTTGTCAAGGTCATAAGGCAGCACGCGGCTGTTAGGTATCGTGCGGCGGTGACGCTTCCATTCGTCAACCCACTCTGTTTCCGGCTTGGCGTTTGCCAGCGCATCAACAACAGCGAACGGTAGCGGCTTTTGCAACAGCTCGATGTGCTTTGAGCGGCGCGCTGGCTTCTGGCGGAACTCTGCTGGTATCGCGGCTGGATACAACAGCGCCAGGATGCCATTAAGCCGCCAAGCCATGTCTGGATGCACTTCCAGGTGGGCTGTGCCCTTCTGGTAGCAGCGTATCTTTAGCGCTCCACCGTCGATGCTCAGCCACTCTCCATATTGGCCCATACCGGCGCGGATAACTTGCTCAGTAGCTCCCCAGCCTTTTGGCTCGTCACGCCCCATGAACTTAGCAATGATTTTGCGTAGATCGGCAATGTGACCCACGTTTGTTGTGTGCGTCGTCCCGTAGCTAGTTTGCACATAGAGGATCATGCGCTTGCCGAACCCGCTCGGCGCGTTGGTGACGTGCTCGCCGGACAGCGCACGGAAGATTCCGTCCACGCGCTCGGCAAAGAATTTCTCGCGTGAGTTGAGCAAGTCCTGCAATGTGCTGACCACGTTGGCCTCGTTGAACTCAGGCGTCTGCATATCACTGATTGACTGATACCACTCATCGCGGCGCTTCTGCGGCATACATTCCAGCACGTCTGTTAGTTTTAACGCCTTGTCCCAGTAATCGGCATTTAGTGCGGCTATGGCTTTATCCGGCTGCATGAGCACGTCGACGCTCAAACCAACCCGACCCTGCTGGTCTCGGCATCCGTCCAGGTAATAACGCATGGCTGTCATGCACTCAGGCGACGCCATGCAGTTGGCAACCGTGTCGATGCAGCCGCGCGTGATGCGGTACGTGGTCAGAAGTGAACCTATGAGTGAAGCGTCAACTGGCGCGAAGAATCCGCCAGCATCTGACGCTCTGATGGCTAGCTTTGTTATTTCCCACTACTCCCAAATCCACCTTCACCACGCTCACTGTCGCTCAGCTCCGTGACCTCTTCAAATGTCACAACCGGCACAGGAATAAGCATGGCTTGTGCGATTCGGTCGCCAACTTTCGGAACGTATTGAATCTGGCGGTCACAGGTTAGCTTAACCATAACAGGGCCGCGATACCCTGAATCCAGAACGCCAACGCAGTTCGACAAGCGCATGTTGTTTTTAAATCCATGACCAGACCGGCTATAAATCATCATGGCGTAACCAATCGGCACTTCTACTGATAAGCCAGTATCGCAAGTGAACACTGTTCCGCCGCATGTCTCGTTAACGTCATCAGCGTACAAATCAAAACACGCATCGCCATCGTGCGCATAGGTAGGCAGTTTTGCTGTAGTTTGTGGAAACTTAGTTTCAGGCTCTGGTAAGACTTGTTCAAGTGCATGTAGAACAAGATTGAGCAGAATGAAGAACACACCGTCGAGATTTGGGTTTCTATATACAATTGAATTCGATGATGTGATCAAATTCGGATATTCGTTTGATCCTAATATACGAATGAAATCAATATCGGCAGCCAGCGGGAGAGTCGGCGGTATTTTAAGCGTGCATGGCCCATATAGAGACGCTCTAAGTATTGAGAGGAAAATACATGACTGTATCGCTGAAATGCGTGTGTCTGGTGAGTGGTATGATTTGCGTGCAAAAAACAATATTGAATCATTTATATCAAATGAAGACCCTATGTGTGGATTTGAATTTGATTTAATGAATGAGCGTGAAACTATAGACCGGAAGATATCAAAAATCAGATCTTTTATTTTTAAAGATTGTGTAGAAAAATTTATAGGTACTCTAACTTCAAACTCAGATAGAAATAGATTGTCGCATAGCGACCTATACGATGTAATTAATGATGTGTCAACTAGCGATTACCTACGAGTGGTTAAAGGCGCACCTGCGTTCTTTTTTGAGTCAGTGACAGACATTGTAAGTAACCGTTCAGATGAGGTTGGCGCGTTACATTCAATTGATACATCATTGTACTCGGCGGTAGTTTTTTCTTGTTGCGTTTGCAAAGACTTAATGAACACAGAGAAACAGGATGTCGTTATTGATATGCTTGTTCACCTTTGTGGCCGTAGAGATCTTGCAGAATGGATATGGTTTATTTGTAATGAGTGACTTGCGGTTGCGCGGATAACAAGCAAAAAATAGCCCTCATTTAGAGGGCTTTAAAACAAGGAGTAAGCAAATGAACAACAAGGAAACAACAAACAACATGGAGTCAAACAAAGGAGTGGAGCAATTGCGTTAATCTTAGTCCTTGTTTTCGTTTGCGTCAACTTTTCGTTGAGTCAGGGAAGAAGACACCAATCGCGCCAGCTACCGCGACGCCAGCACTAATGACCGCCTCTTGCACATCTGGCGCAACCTGGACACCGAATGCTGTTAGTAACAACGCGATACCGCGCCATGTCGATGCTTCTTTCAATCGAGCTAGTAAGTAAGCCATATTTTACCATCTTTATTTTGCTGCTAATTTTAGGTTTGA